AAAAAACCACCGCCACAACTTCTGCCGACGGCCTGATGTCGAAAGCGGACAAATCAAAACTCGACGGAGTGGCTGCCGGGGCGAACAACTATCAGCACCCGGCCAGTCACCCGGCCTCGATGATTACTCAAGATGCCTCGCATCGGTTCGTCACCGATTCTGAGAAGACAGGATGGAATGAGAAAGCAGACGTGTTTACCTTCGACTACAACGCTTATCTGCATCCACCGACCGAAGGACTCAACCCGCAGGGACAAGTCGCAAAAAACATCGTCGCGGCGATCAATGCCAACAAAAAATGCGTCGTGGTCGCACAAAATGTCGCCGTGCAGGAGATCGAAGATTCTATAAGCGGTTTCGTTTCCATCACCGAGGTTTCCGCTTCGGCCGTCACCGGATTGATCGATACTATCCGCATGGCCTCGGACGACAGCGGTCGCACGGTATTCCTCGCTACTGCTTCCATCACGTTCAAGTCCGACGGCACCGTAACCGTGGCGGCCGTACCTTACACCGGGCGTATCGTCATGGAAGAAGACCTGCCCGAATACAGCACGGAGAAAGCTCCGACGGTTAGCGGGTTCGCCGCTACCTACTACCTCACGCGGAACGGTAGCCGAATCGGCGTACCGATCAACATTCCGCTCGATCAGGTGTTACGCGGATCATCTATCAAGACCGTAACGACGGCCAATACGCCCTATACCGGGGCGAAGGTCGGCGACAAGTACGTCGAATTTCTCTTCCAGAACAACAACACCCCGCAGTACCTGCCCGTGCAGGATCTCGTCGATGTCTACACGGGCGACGACCAGTATATCCAAGTGACGGAGTCGAACGTAATCAAGCTCAACTACTCCGTTTTGGCGTTGAAACTGGCGGCTGACATGAGAAATACTTTCGACCAACTTTACGATGAGAAGGGTGCCGGAGAGGCGGCGGCAAAAGCGGCCATCGACGAGTTCAAGGCGAGTACGTTCGTCATTCAGTGTACCATCCCCGGAATGAACTGACATGGCAAGTGGCGAAACGATAAAAGGACGGATTCAACACCCGATGTTTACGGCGGCCGCGCTGGCCGCCGCAAATCCGGTGCTTCTCAAAGGCGAAGTCGTGTACGAGTCCGACACACACAAGCGGAAAATCGGCGATGGTGTTACCGCATGGAAATCTCTCCCCTACGAGTCGGATGGTGCGATGTCAGGCAATATTCCCGCGTCACAGATCACTACGGACACAACACACCGTTTCGTGACCGACAGCGAGAAAAAGACGTGGGGCGATAAGGCCGCCAAAGACCTGTCGAACGTAACGCTGACAAAAGCGCTCTCATCCAACGGTTACTACAAAGCACCGGACGGGCTGATGTTTCAATGGGGGATATCCCCCGGCGGGGCGTATCAGTACTATTTCAGTCCTGCATTCATCGCAAAGCCGTTCGGATGCTTTCTGACGGCTTATTACGGCAACGGCAACGTCATTACAGCCGCGTCGTATGTGGAACTGACCGCCCAATATTTACGCTACCAATCGCGGTGGGCGAACCTCACCGACAAGAACGGGGGCCTCGCGTCCACCACCGAAACCGTCCATTGGCTGGTGATCGGCCGCTGGAAATAAAATACAGAAAGCTATGAAATACTGGAAACAAGGATTTTATGACGAACCCGTCGATGGCGGTGTAGAGATCACCGACGAGAGGTGGCTGGAACTGATCGACGGGCAGGCCGCAGGTAAGCTGATTACCGAGGATGAACAAGGCCGCCCTGTTTTGACGGAGTATGTCGATAGCGTCCCGATGCCGACTTACGAACAGCGGGTGCAGCAGAGCATCCGAGAGCGGTATTCGGTCGCCGACGAGCTGGCGATACTCCGCCAGCGGGACACCAAGCCGGACGAGTTCGCGGCATATTTCGAATACGCCGAGCAATGCAAAGCGCAGGCGAAAACACAGACGCAGTTATGAAAGGCAGAATACAGCATCCAATGTACACAGCGGCCGCGCTGACCGAGGAGAATCCCGTACTTCTCGCCGGAGAGGTTGTCTATGAATCCGACACAGGCCGTCATAAGCTCGGGGACGGCGTGAAGGGTTGGAACGCCCTCCCGTATGCCGGGGGGGGATTTTGAGGGCAATATCCCGGCCGAACAGGTAACACAAGACGCTACGCATCGGTTCGCGACCGACGACGAGAAAAAGACGTGGAACGATAAGGCCGCGAAAGATTTGTCGAACGTTTCGCTGGGAAAACTGTTTTCCAACAACGGTTACTACAAAGCACCGGACGGGCTACTGCTGCAATGGGGCTATAACACCGGGGGCGACTCAACGGGAACCATAACCATTTATTTCCCGACGACCTTTTATGCAGTACCGTACAGTGTCGTTACCACCGTAGCCTTCGGTGCGAAAACGGGCGTTGCATCGGCTTCGGTGAACAGCAAAACCGCATCGTATTTTATCGCCCGAAAAAGTTATGCGCAGAACGCAGGAGCAAATCCTGCGGGAGAACCCCTGTACTGGATTGCCATAGGCCGCTGGAGATAAAGACAACAGATTCATTGATTGTGTAAATACTTAAACCGCACTCGTCATTTTTTTGAAATTTCTGGACTATGATAGACCATATTTTCGCGGCGATACGTCCGCAGCTCATCATCCTCACGATCGTTTACCTGCTCGTACTGTTCGTGATCTTCCTCGATCTGTGGGCGGGTATTCGGAAAGCCCGCAAACGCGGGGAACTGCGATCATCGCTCGGCTACCGCAAGACCGTCGAGAAAATCGCCAAGTATTTCAACCTGATTTTCGTGGTGACGGCAATTGACGCGGTGCAGATGCTCACCGTGTGGCAGATCAACGAGCAGACCGGGAGTCGCCTGCCGCTGATTCCGATTCTGACGGTATTGGGTGCCATGTTCATCGGCTTCATCGAACTGAAGAGCGTCTATGAGAAGTCCGAGGATAAGGAGAAGGCCAAGATCGCAGATGCGGCGGCAGTTCTCGGATCGGCGTTGAAGAACCGGGAGACGCAGAGCATCGTGGCCGCGGTGCTGGAGTACATGGAGAGAGGGGGTCGGCAGTCCGGCAGCCCCCGCGTTCCGGCCAGAGGCGGGCAAGACCCCGGCCCTGAATTCATGCCGAACCCGGATATTTACGACGAAGAGTAAAAACCACTCTAATACCATATTAGCATGAACGCAGAATGCAAAATTGTAAAAGCGGAAACTAAAGACGGTTTCGTAGCTACTTACCACCTGATGCAGAACGGCCGAAAGATTGGCGTGGAGATCAATATTTCCTCTCCTATTCTGTCGGCACAAGTGGAACGAGGAAATGGAAGGCGTATATGTTTGATTCGTGAAGAGGGGCACGCGAATCCGCGCCATGTGCCTTTTTAAAAATCAGTGCATATGACACCGAAAGAATTTAAGAAAACTTACTGGCCGGACATCGCGGCCTCCTGCGAGGAAACCGGGCTGAACCCGCTCTTCGTGGCCGCGCAGGCTGCGCTCGAAACCGGTTGGGGAAAGTCCGCAATCGGAAACAACCTCTTCGGCATAACAGCCTCGAAGAAGTGGCGCGGGGCGGTGAAATATGTGCGGACGTTCGAGTACTTCGACGACGACCAGCAAGGCCACCGATTCCCCAAAGTACACTCCATTACGCGGATGCCGGACGGGCGCTACAAATATGTCGTAGACCGGGCCTTCCGCGATTATCCCTCTGTCCGGGACTGCCTGACCGACCACTCCCGAATTCTGCTGACCGAACGCTATGCCCCCGCGATGCCGTACAAGGACGACGTGTACCAGTTCGCCTACCGGGTTGCGGCCTGCGGCTACTGCACGGCCAAGCCGGCGGATTATGCGGGGCTGATTCTCAAAATCTCCAAAACGCTCGAAAAAGCATGAAACGCTTCCTGCTCATAGCCCTGCTTATAGCGGGCGGCCTGTTGTGGGTGCAGAGTGCGCGGCTCCGCTCAGAGAAACGCGAGCGCCGTCGCTTGGAATCGAACCAGACCGCGCTGATGTCCGATGTCGAAATCTATCGGACAAAGGCAGGCAAGGCCGCCGCGTCGAACATGGTGCTGAATCTCCGCGTCTCGGAGCTGGAGCGGCTCCGGGCGGCAGATGCCGAGAGTATCCGCGACCTCGGCATCAAGCTCCGCCGGGTAGAATCGACGGCCAAGACCGCGACGGCGACCGTCGTAGAGCTACGGGCGAAACTCCGGGACACGGCCGTCGTCCGCGAGATCCCGGCCGGGGCGGTCATTATCGACTCGATGCGGACATTCCGCTGGCGCGATCCGTGGGTGACGGTTGAAGGGTCGATCGAGCGCGACTCGGTCGCATGCCGCGTGGAGAGCGTCGATACCCTCCGGCAGGTCGTACACCGGGTACCGCGGCGCTTCCTCTTCATCCGCTGGGGAACCAAAGCGATACGGCAGGAGGTCATGTCGTCGAACCCGCACACACGAATTGTATACACCGATTATATCGAACTTAAAAAACGGAACCGATGAAGAAATTTCTGAAAACAACATGGGCGGTACTACTCTACCTGTGGCAGCTCCCGCAGAACCTGATCGGCCTCGCGTACTTGGCATTTTGCTTCGACCGCGTGAAAATCACCGAGCAACGCGGGGCGGTGTTCTATGCGACGAAGCATGTGCGGGGCGGCATGACGCTTGGGCGGTACGTTTTTATCGCACCGGGGAACATCGACCGGGAACCGGTCTACGACCATGAGTTCGGCCATGTCCGGCAGTCGCGGCGCTGGGGTTGGCTATGGCTGCCCGTATTCGCGATTCCGAGCGGCCTGCATTGCCTTTTCTGCCGGGCGGCGAACTACTACCACTTTTACACCGAGAGGTCGGCAAATCGGCTCGGTGGCGTGCCCGACTACGCCGGGGAATACCACTACCACATGGACGGACTGATAGTAACCTATTGGCATAAGCTGGTAGAACTCAAGAACAGATATTTACAATAATGAAAATCCCTCGGCATTACCGGGGGATTTTGTTTTTGTCTAAAGATTTTCTTTAAGCCAGTTTGTAATTTTTTTATCGACGCTATATGAAGCCCAAGCTCTACCTGTGATTTTTATCACCATAATTTCACCGTTCCCATTTATCGCTGTAGACAAGGAATCCCTAATTATTTTTGGATCATCATCTGTAGCAATAAACCAAGTGCGGTCGAATATTTTAGCCCAACTTGAGTAAGCCTTGATTCGATTACTTATCTTGGCATAATCCCTTGCGGTGTTATTCAACTTATATATAATAATATATGCATTCATAATAAATTATTCTTTAGACGCTTTAAAATAGTATCCAACAATGAAGCCAAGAGGCCCTGAAAGGATACCTGAAACTGCAACGAGTAAATCTTTGTACTGGTTAGCATCATAACACATCAAGAATCCTATTATAAAGACAATAAGGATGGCTCCAAAAAAGCCACAAACATATACTAATGCAATACGGCTACGTGTATTCTCGCGGCGGCCCTCTGAACTATCTTTTGTACTTACCTCTGGCGCACTTGTTTCGGGCATCTCCGCTTCACATACAGAAGTCGTTTTTGAGGATTCTTTCTTGTTAGGCATAAAATAAGAATTTTCACAAAAATAGCAATTATTTATATTTTCAGAAATATCAAACTGGTATTTTATTTTTTCATCATCCTTTTATAAAAAGGTAGTTTATCACTTTTCTATTCGCCTCATCAACTTTTTTCTGATTGCGGTTGATGTAGATATTCGTCACTCGATTGCCGGATGAATGCCCCAGGGCGAGGGAGATAGTGGCGTCAGGAATATCAAGCTCTGCGGCCAGCGTGGCCCACGTATGCCGCGCCCAGTAGGTTGAGAGCTTCGGAAACAGTGGCTCCCGGAATTTCTTGCCTCCAAGTCCTTTTCGCGTCACTGTCCCGATTTGTTGTAGGTTGTTATTCATGCGATGTACGAAATCTTTGTAGTTCTTGTACGTGTCGAGAACATCGAGCAGGTATTTTGTTCCTCTATATTTATTGATGATAGCCAACGCTTCGGGTTCCACTTTGACGGAAAACAGCCGCCCTGTCTTCGATCGCCGGTACTCGATCCGGCCGTTATGGATATCGGTCTGGTTGAACAGGTCGATAGTGTTTATCCCGATTAGGTAGAAGATCAGTAAAAATAAGTCCCGGTATTTTTCCTGGTGTGGTTCGCAGGCGTGATCCCGGAGAATGCATAATTCTTCGACGGTCAGAGATCGCTTAGCCGTTTCTTCATGCTTGATTTTAAATTTCCGAAACGGGTAATTGGTTGTTAGCTCTTCGTCGATAGCCGCATTCATAACAGTCCGAATATTGCGCATGCTGATTGCGACAGTATTCGTTTTTACGGGCCTAACACCCTCGATGGGTTTGCCTTTTTCGTTGAGATGCTTTGTTCGTAAAAAATGCTCAAATTTTTTCAGCCAGTCGATCGTTATATCTTCGAATCGCCAGTCGTTATTTCTACCTATTTCTTCCGCAAACCACTCCATCCGAGCTTGAGTAAGCTGATAAATACCTTTTGTACCTGTGTGTGTAATTTGGTCTACATATTCAGCATAGAATGCGTTAAATGTCTTTTGTTTGTTTTCCGGAGCATTGTATTCTACCCCATTCATATAGGCAATGATACGCGCCCTAATATCGGTTGCTTTCCCATTCAGACCGTGTGATAGTTGCACGCTTAATAGAGCCTCTTCAATGTTTGTGTGACCTTTGCGTAAGGCGCGGTTCATGTTGTCTCGTTGTGGCGCCTTTATAATCTGAGTACCATCCCACCATTCCGGCGGAATAGAGAACCCTGTGTTGATAACGAAATTCCGGTGTCCGGGCAGATTAACCCGATAGTAAAGCGGGTACTTGCCTGATGCGCTTTTGTAGCGCTTGTCATGATAGATACTTACAGTAGCCATAGTGTAAAATGAGTTTAAAATTCTCGCGCATTTTCTCACTCCCTTGCCTCAAAATGATGTAAAATGATACGTTTTGCAACACTTTTGCAGGGAAAACTACGGTAGTATGAACGGGTGAATACATAAAAAAGGCTTAAAATGAGTTCGTATATACCTCATTTTAAACCTTTTACTAAATTGAGCGGGAAACGGGGGTCGAACCCGCGACCCTCAGCTTGGGAAGCTGATGCTCTACCACTGAGCTACTCCCGCATTTCGGAGTACAAATATACTCCGCTTTTTTTTATTTTTCAAGTTTTCCGGGTATCAAATTCACATCAATCGACAATTTTTTTCAGCGATGCCAGGTTTTTCGGATTTTTCAGGTCGCGCCCCTCGGGTGTATAGAGGTATTCCAGCCTGTCGCGGAAGTGTTCTTCGACCTTGTTGCGTACGACCTTCATCGTACTGTTTACCAATCCGTTCTGTTCGGTGAAAGGCTCGTCTACGATCGCCAGCCCCGCCGGCAGCCACCGTTCGGGGAACTCCCCGCCGAAGATGCCGCCCGCACGGTATCGGTCTATTTCGCCGCCGAGGATCGCCGCCGCGGTCTCCGCCCGTTTTTCGGCCGCTACCCCGCTGCTGTCCAGTTCGCGCCGCAACGCCTCGCGGTTCGGCACGACGATAGCGCCCGTAAACGGGCTCTGGTTGTTGTGTACGATGATCTGGTCGATATAGGGCGACTTGTCCACGATCGCCTCTTCCATGCCTTCGGGACTGTATTTTTCGCCGTCGCTGGCGATCAGCAGGCTCTTGAAACGCCCCAGCACATAGAGGAAATCGTCTTCCGAGACATACCCCATGTCGCCCGTGTGCAACCATCCGTCGCGCAGGGTGTCGGCCGTCGCCTCGGGGTTTTTCCAGTATCCGGCCATGACGTTCTCGCCGCGGACCACGATCTCGCCGTTCTGTCCGCGGGGAAGCTCCCGTCCCGTTTCGTCGACGATCTTCAGGTCGAGCGGGATCAGTATCTTGCCCGACGACCCGAACCGGTGCCAGTGGTACTTGGGCGAGTTGGTCGAGATGACGGGCGTCGCTTCCGAGAGGCCGTAACCCTGAAACATCGGGATGCCGATGGCGTAGTAGAACCGTTGCAGCTCCGCGTCGAGCAGCGCGCCGCCGCCCACGAAGAACCTGAGGCTCCCGCCGAACGCTTCCCGCACCTTGCGGAACAGCGCCGCGTCGAAGAGTTTTACCAGCGGCCAGAGCACTATGCGCCAGCCGTGTCCCTTGCTGTACCCGTCCCTGTTGTAGACATAGGCCGTGCGGAGCGCGAAATTGAAGAGCCGTTCCGTGAAACGCCCCTTGGCGCGGATCGAAGTCTCGATGTTCTTGCGGAAATTCTTGGCCAGCGCCGGCACCGACAGCAGGAAATGCGGTCGCACCTCGCGGATGTTCTGCGGGATGTTCTTCAGCGTTTCCATCGGCGTGGCGCCCACCTGCACGGTTGCGACCGTCGCCCCGCATGCGATCATGATATAAAACCCCACGACATGCGCGAAGCAGTGATCCAGCGGCAGGATGATGAGCGTCCGGTAGTATGGCGGGATGTCGATGCGCGAGAGCGACTGTTCGACGTTGGCCGTGTAGTTGCGGTGCGTCAGCACGACGCCTTTCGGGTCGGCCGTGGTGCCCGACGTGTAGGTGATCGTCGCGTAGTCGTCGTTGCGGATCGAACGGCCGATTGCGAGGAACTCCTCCCTGTTTGCCGCCAGGTAGTCGCGGCCCATGCGCCGGAGCGTCCCGAGCGCCGTCTCGCCCGCTTCGAGCGGAATATGCCCGATGACGATGATATGCTCCACCTGCGGCAGCTCCGCGCGTATGCGCCGGATCTTGGAGAGCTGGTATTTCGATACGAACAGCGCCCTGACTTCGGCATGGCGCATACGGAACAGCAGGTCGTTCGACTCTTCGAGTTTCACCGACAGCGGCACGCTGACCGCCCCGGCATAGAAGACGCCCAGTTCCGAAGTGATCCATGCATTGCACCCCTCCGAGAGTATCGCCACTTTGTCCCCGGGGCGTATGCCCGCCGCGGCCAGCCCCGCGCCGATCTCGAGCGCCTGCTCCTTGGTCTCGGCGTAGGTCGTGGGTTCGAATGCCCTGTGTTTTTTCTCCAGCAGGAATGTCTTTGCCCCGTACTTTACGACGGAGTCCTCGAAAAGGTCGATGATGGTCTTCTTCATGGTCTGTTCCCGGTTAATCCATTTTCAATACGGCGAGGAATGCCGACTGCGGCACCTCCACGTTGCCTATCTGGCGCATGCGTTTCTTGCCTTTCTTCTGTTTTTCGAGCAGCTTGCGCTTGCGTGATATGTCGCCGCCGTAACACTTGGCCGTCACGTCCTTGCGCACGGCCTTCACCGTTTCGCGGGCGATGATCTTGGCGCCGATCGCGGCCTGTATGGCGATGTCGAACTGCTGGCGCGGGATCAGCTCCTTGAGTTTCTCGCACATTTTGCGTCCGAAATCATAGGCATGGTCGGTATAGGTCAGCGACGAGAGCGCGTCGACCGGCTCGCCGTTGAGCAGGATGTCCAGCTTGACGAGTTTCGAAGGCTGGTAGCCCGTGCGGTGGTAGTCGAACGAGGCATAGCCTTTCGAAATGCTTTTGAGCTTGTCGTAGAAGTCGAAAACAATCTCCGAGAGGGGCATGTCGAAATTCACCTCCACGCGATCCTGCGTGATGAAGGTCTGGTTCTTCATCACGCCGCGCTTGTCGATGCAGAGCTTGATGACGTTGCCCAGAAATTCCGCCTTGGTGATGATCTGCGCCAGGATATAGGGCTCCTCGATTTTGGCGATCTTCGTTACCTCGGGCAGCCCCGAGGGGTTGTGCACCTCCACCACGTCGCCCTGCGTCGTGGTGATGCGGTACGAGACGTTGGGCACGGTGGTGATCACGTCCATGTCGAACTCGCGGTAGAGCCGCTCCTGGATGATCTCCATGTGCAGCAGTCCGAGGAACCCGCAGCGGAACCCGAAGCCGAGCGCCAGCGAGCTTTCGGGCTCGAACGTCAGCGAGGCGTCGTTGAGCTGCAGTTTTTCGAGCGAGGCGCGCAGGTCTTCGTACTGGTCGGCCTCCACGGGGTAGACGCCCGCGAAGACCATCGGCTTCACGTCCTCGAAGCCCGCGATGGCTTCCTTCGCCGGGGCGGTCACCGAGGTGATCGTGTCGCCCACCTTGACGTCCGACGAGGTCTTGATGCCCGAGCAGATATACCCCACGTCGCCCGCCCTGATTTCCGTGCGGGGCTGCATCTTGAGTTTCAGCACGCCCACCTCGTCGGCATCGTACTGGCTGCCCGTATTGAAGAACTTCACGTGGTCGCCCTTGCGGAGCGTGCCGTTGAATACGCGGTAATAGGCGATGATGCCGCGGAAGGGGTTGAACACCGAGTCGAAGATCAGCGCCTGCAACG